CAGGAACCCAAATTGGATTCATTTGACAAAAGGTGATCTGCTCAATCTCATAAACTGGTTTTTCAATCTTAAGCGTAAAACCATATGATAGGTAAAAATCATTCAACCCATCTAATGACTTCAGATTTTTCCTGTCTAATATGATAGCAGCATCATCACCATTATCAATCACTGAGTACTTAGTGACGCCAACTAATTCCATGTAACGGTATATCAACGCACACATGAGCAAACAATTACCCATGCCAGTGTTCATGTCTCCACTACATCTACCACCAACTAGCGAATACTTCAATTTACCATCGGTGGCATTACCAAAGCATTTATTATTCACTTGCCAACTTAAATACTTAGCAAGATCATTGTCGCGGAAATGAGCATTATAAACAGAATGTTCCCAAATAAGTGCTTCTTTGGAAACATGCTGATCAAACCTACTCACGTCTAACCCTACACACACAGGAGACCGATATTTATTCCACTTCTTCTCTATGTGTGAGGCAACTTGTTTAACATTAAATCCTTTCATCACCGTGGTCTCCCCAAAAACCCGGGCGATACCTAAATATAGCTTATGCTCAAAAGCTTTTAGGAATTTGCCTACTACAACATTATAAACTGGCTTGCGTGGCGAGATGACTCTCATTACCGGATCCTTCTTATCCGATAAATTCGTCTTTTCACACTTACCGAATACACTCACGTATGAGTCCTTGACATTAACCTCCCGCAGTTTAAGAGTGTCAACGGCCTTCTGATAAATTTTGTTCTTGCGACCCGAATACGTAGCAACAAACTCATCACTAGTATATGGGGTGGTCGAGGGAACATAAGATAACAGCTGGTCTTTGAATTTCTTCAACCCAGACGTGAATATGTTCTGATTAGGCTGAGGTGGGCGAGTGAATTCACCCGATGCTTTCTTAATGAAAAACACCCTTTCTAGCACAGCCTTAGTCAAGTTAACAATGTTGTTGTTATGAATAGAAAAGTGTACATTACTAGAAACTCCAGGGATTTGAAACACCTTTCTACGTTTATTCACTGTGCTCTCATGCGTCTTTGTTACCACCAGGTTCGAAATAGACAATGTAGACGGAACACTATCTATCCCTGGTAACACCCGCAAGCACCGTCAACCAGAATACCCCATGTCAACTGTATTAAACAGTTCACGTGAGATTGGTTTTCGGTCTTCATGCATGAGAGTTTGTACGACATTAGAGTAAAGAAGTTGCTTATTACGCACCTCAGAAGGGGTGGGAATAAAAACAAAATCGACTGCTAGATCTAAAATAGAAACTATGTGTGATGGCCGCATCCCCTTCTCTGTACACATATCGTACAAATACTTACGGACAACCAATCGATTAGCCTCGGTTCGCGACAACCGACCAAATCTAGCTTTACCCTCGAGTACCAACTTCGAGATCCAATTTTTACGCTTGAAGTCATGTATGCCCCGTCGCCCAATAAGCACCGAGTCCTCAACAACTTCACCGTCACGGAAATCTTGGAATCCTTCCACAGAATTAAGTATATCAGCGGCATCAGTCTCATAACCAACTAAAGCGCTGAACCCTCGCAACAACTTCACAAATCTTAGTCCAATATAGAGAAGTATAACCACTCCTCCAAGGACAGTACCGTTAAAAACACCAACCTTCCAAGATAAAAGAAAGGCAGCGAGTGAGAGAGCAACGGTAGCTCGGACACTACCAACGAGAGTGTTGGTAAACAATTGCTTGACATTTATTGTTTTAATCATTAGAAATTGTAGGTAAATAGCAG